AATTGGTTTTTTAACTAAACTGAATTCAAGTAATGGACGACCAAAACCTTCACCTCTAGTTAAATTAACCATAGCTTTTACTTTAGGATGGTTATATAATTCATTTATTTCTGAATCTGAAAATTCACCATGTAGTAAATAAACATTAGGTAAATCTTTTGAATTAACTGTTTTCTTAATTAGTTTAATACGCTTAAGAATTTCTTCCCTATCAACATATGATGAACTAACCATTGATGTTTTTAAAATAAGTGCTGGTTTGTTCTTTTTGTTTTTAAATATCTCATAAAACGCCTTAATTAGTAGGCCAACGTTTTTGCGGTCTTCACCGATATCGCCTTGAATCCAGTGTCCTACGAACAGATAAGCGAAATCTTCCTTGATTGAGTCAAGATTAATATTCTTGATTTGGTTTCGCTCTATTACTTTATACACATCTAAATTAGCTCCTTCAAATAATACCTCAACAGGTTTTTGAAGCTGTATTGTTCCTTCAATTTGATTTGTTTGTTGATTACGTCTTTCAAATTTACTCTCTTCAAATACTTTTTTAGAATGATTAGATGAAACTAAATTTAAGTTCATTCTATTAAGACCCTCAATCCAATCAGGAGCACAGATAGTAGTTTCAATACCTGCTGTTACACCAATATTATATTTTCCTACAGGTTGAAATTCACTTGGTATTGAAATTTGCATCCATATTTCTGGTTGTTTAGGTAATTGATTATCATGTAGTACATGCTCTACTAAAAATGACCATTCAGGGTTATCTTTACAAAATCCCCAAGGTGTACTTCCCCAACGTTGTGATAATAATTTAACGTTGTATTTATCTGTTTCAATAACAGCTTTAATAACATCTCTCGCTCTAGCACCATATCCTGAATAGGTATCAAATGGTGATGAGATTATAAATAATGGTTTACTCATATAACTTATTTTTTAATATACTAATTTATGGTTTACAGTATTGTCTTTAACTTCATTACAATTTATTAATTCATATTTTTCTCTTGGTTTCCAAGTATCAAACAAAATATCAAACGCTTCTATCACTCGTTTACCTTGTTCTTCTCCTGTAAATCCAGCTTCTTCTCCAATCGCCCATTCTCTACCTTTCAATCCTATACGTCTTAATTCTTCTCTACCTAAATTATAAACATTCATAATTTGAGCGGCAGCGTCTTCTGCGGTACATCTATCATCCCAAATATAAGGAGTAACTGGAGAACCTACAATTGAACGATTAGTTGGGAATACTGGAAATGCCCATTCACCGCATTCTTTTACAGTACCATTATGGTTAGAAGGAAAATCAGCATCAAAATCAATCCATTTATTTTCTTTAGAGAAACGCATTTGATCTTGCATTCCACCTGTTACGTTTGCTATAATTGGACGACCAGCTAATATGGCTTCAGTTAAACTTAATCCCCATCCTTCATTTGAAGTTAATAGTATTTGAGCATCAGAACAATTATATAATAAGTTCATTTCTGCTGTATTGTATCTATTTGTAGAGAAATATACGTTGTATTGGTCTCCATTAAGAAATAATTCTCTAACAGCTTCTAAATCAGTACCATGTTCACTTACAATTTCAGTATGTAAAACAAAAGCACATTTTTTAGCTTTTTCTGGTGATAATTGATCTATAAACAATCTGTATGCTAACATAGCATCTGGGATTTGTTTACGTCTAATATTTCGAGAATTAAAAAATAATACAAAATCATATTCTTTATTTCCAAATAAATTTCTTTTAAATTGAACTAAACTAGGATCTTTTTCATCAAGCGGTTTCATAAGCTCATGATTTAAACCATGAGGTACATACTTAATAATTCTATTTTTAGCTTTATCGCCTAATACTAATTTATTAATATTAACAGTTTGTTTTGAGATACCCATCAATAAATCACAGGCTTCATAAAATGCTCTGTTATATAATGGTGCCGGATAATCATCCCAAATGTTTAAATAAGCAATAGGAATTTTCTTTCTTATTTCATTTTCAATCTGGAAAATATGAATGAAATAACGTGGATCAGTGATTAACATCAATGCATCTGGTTTTTCAATTTCAATTAATTGTCTAATTAATTCTTGACTACCATATCCACTTACTGGGTAAAGCATAACGTTTGAATCTGTCAAACCGGTTGTAGTGTTGGTATCTTGAGATAAATCAAATCGTTTACCTTCATCTGGGTGCTGTATTGATCCTCCAATTGTGACCCAATTAAAATGTTGTGCTGTATGTAGGACAATTTCTCTTCCTACAGTTGCTACTCCACTATGAACACGAATGTCATCTGTGATTAGCATTATTTTTTTCCTCTTTTCTGGAGGTAAATACGAAAACGTTGAATTCATATAACTTATTTTAATTTAATTTTTAATTTTTTTCTGATTTAATTTCAATGTTAGTGTGATTATGTAATTGCTTTCGAAACTCCGGATCTGTTACATATAGATGCATTGCTCTGTCTGCTAATTTCTGAAATGAGAATTTGTATTTAACACATGAAATACGAAACTCATCCCATATTGTGCTACTAATTTTAACACTGGTTAATACTTGTGTATCTTTCATAGGTTTAATTTTATATTGTTGTATATAAATATATGCTAATTTATGAAGACACCCCCTTATCACAAAATTCTTTTTTATTAAAGGGACAGTATAAACAGTTATCACGGCTTGGATTAACAGCATAATGGTTATCTTTGTGTTTACCATTTTCATTAAACGCTTCTTCAATAAAGTCAGTAACCGCTTTTGTTGCTTTACTTAGTTTAATCTTACCACTAGCCGGAGAGAATATTTGTATACGTTTTTGAGCAAATTCTGATTCTTCCCATATTTTTCTTTTAACAATAAAGAATTCAACTTGAATATTATCTACAGGAATATCATATATCTGACTAAAATACTGTTTGTACAGTATAAGTTGGAATTGTTTTAGTTCATCTTTTTTAGCTTTATCATTCCATCCTCGAGTACTAGTTTTAATATCTATAATCTTGATAGTGTGTGTAGCTTCATGATATAATACTAAGTCTAAATAACCTTTATAAATTACATTTTTATATTTAGGATGAGGAGCGAGTTGAATAGGCACTTCACATCCTACTAGATACCAATCTTTCTTACTAAAGTATGCTCCTTTTTTCTTTTTAAAGAAATCTAAAATAGCTAAACCGTCTTCATAAAATTCTCTTAGTTCAATTGGATTACTAAAATGTATATTTTTATTTGACTCATATTCTTTTCTATATACTTCTCCTAATTTGTCTTGAAAATATGATTCTATATCAATCCTATCAGCTTCAGCTCCACTTATTTCATACATCACAGTAATATAATGCTGTAACGTTTCATGTAACGCTGTTCCAAACACCGCATGAACAGAAGGTCCAGAGATATAATTACCATCTTTATATTGTAGTTCCCATTTTTTAGGACAAGAACGAAATATAGACATTTGACTATAAGATATAGTTTTCATGTAACTGTAATCCATTTCTGGAAATTCATGTGTTTGAATTTCTTTTATTAGTCCTGGTATTTTCTTTTTGCTCAAAATATTATTTCCATTTATTTCTTAAAACTAGCATTGCTATAATTCCGTAATTAGCTAAATCAATAAAACTGTCTATCATTGACTCGCCCTCTACATAATTTTGTCCGTTACGTTTGATTAAATTTTTTAACCTATTAATTTTATCATTACATCGTAACCAAATCCCCATTGTTGATAATTTAATATCTTCTTCATTTTCTAAAGTTGATCCTAAAGCAACGTTTTGTAATCCATAATCAAGCATTTTTTTAGCAAAAAGTTCATATTGTTCTGCTTGAATTTGTTTAAAACTCTCAGCTAAAGAAGGATATGTTTGTTCAAAATCGTTAATTGCTTTTTCCTTTCCAGAATCTAGTTTATTTTTTCTCATAATATTAAATCTTTTAATAATTTTTTCTGTTCTTTTTCATCTACCCCATGCTTAGTCAAAATACTTATAACACCATCTTTACCTAAAAAATGAGAATATTCTTCTGCTTCTCCAAGAGATATAGTGTACTCTTTAGCTATATATTGTAAAAGAGCATCTGACGTACGTTTTTTAGACGATTTAATATATTTTAACCAAACGTTTTTTTTAGGTATCATATCACAATATATTCTATATATTTTTTCTTTTTCGTTGTATGGGATTGTTTGTATGTAATTAGTTATATCAATGTAATCTTTATTCATTGATAGATATCTGTGTATCATATAAACATTAAATGAAGCTCTATCATCTTCACTGAACGAGCTCCATTTACGTTTATTTACTGTAATTTCTTTAATCCAGTCAAATAATGTCAATGCCATTAATTGTTTTCTTTGGTTTCAAATTCTTCTCTTAATTCTTTAGGCAGCAACTCAGTTAGAATATGTCCTGTCTCAACATCATAAAATACTGGGATTGGGATAATAGCGTCTTCTGGGGTACCAGCTACGAATTTAGAAATCTTTTTTAAAATCACACCTTCGGCAAATATACAATTTCCTTCAGGTGAGTATACAGTTTGTGCTGATTTTAAATCAATGTTCAGCTTCATTTTGTTTTGGTTTTCCATATTATATATTTTGTAAAATTTTACTAACACACGCCATAAAACATAATTCTTGATCTATACGTGACATTGAATGGTATTTATATTCTTCAATTATAATAGTAATTATACCACTATTTTTAGCATATTGATCTATTGTATCATATAAAAATCTGTAAAGATCGGTATAATCGCTTAAATCGGCATCTGCTAACACTTGGCGTATTACATTAAATGACTTTGAATTTGGTTTTTTAAGTTCATTTAATATATGATCTTTATAATCATCTGATACTATTATAGAATTATCTAATTTAATTTCATTATTAATAGTATATTTTTGACAAGCATTAATAATGCGTCTAAAGTCAGGATAGAATTTTTTAATTATATTTACAATATCTTCTATTGTATGTTTAATATCTTCTTTATTTAGGATATTATCTATATGTTGCGCTATAATTTTTTTAGAAGGCGGTTCTAAATCAAATTCTTGACACCTGCTACGAAGTGGTTCAATTAAACGTTCTGGGTAGTTACCGGTCAGTATGAAACGAGTATTAATACTATATGTTTCCATCATGTTAAGTAACATTACTTGTGACGCTTGAAGTATATGAGTTGCTTCGTCTAATATTACTATTTTAAGTGGTTTGAATGATCCTGCAGATGCAAACGAACCAACTTTATCTCTCATAACATCTATACTTCGTTCATCAACAGCATTAAGAAATAAATAATCGCAATTAATATTCTTAGCTAATATTTTTGCAAGTGTTGTTTTTCCTGATCCAGGTCGTCCTGCTAGAAGGATATGAGGTATATCTTGGTTATCTATAAACTCTTGAAATTTAGCTCTATTTTCATTTGAGCAAACATATCCTTCTAGAGTATCAGGACGATACTTTTCATTTAATATTGTGTGTTGTTTCATAACTTATTTTTATTCTAAATTTAGAACATTCCTCCCATGTCTCCAAACCCTTCATTAGACTTTTTTTCTTCAGGTTTGTCTACAACAGTACATTCTGTGAGTAATATAGTACCAGCTACTGATGCTGCATTTTCAATAGCACAACGAGTTACTTTAGCTGGGTCTATAATTCCTGCTTCTTTCATATTGGTAAAGGTTTCTTGTTTTAAGTCCCAACCGTACCAATGATCTCCACCAGTCACAGCGTTTAAACAATTGTAAATATCTTCTTGTTCGTAACCAGCGTTCATTAAAATTTTCTTAAACGGCGCGGCACAAGCTTCCCATACAATTTTAGCGCCAATATTTTCTCTAGAATTAATACCATTACGAGCATGTAATAAAGCTACTCCACCTCCAGGTACAATACCTTCTTCAATAGCAGCTTTAGTAGCGTTTAAAGCATCATCTACTCTATCTTTCTTTTCTTTCATTTCAGTTTCGGTATTACCACCTACATGAATGATTGCTACACCACCTATAAATTTAGCTAAACGTTCTTGAAGTTTTTCTTGTTCAAATGGACTTCTTGAATTTTCAATTTGCTGTTGTAATTCTTCAATACGTCTATTAATTGCTTCTTCATCACCTTTACCATCCACAATAGTAGTGTTATCTTTATCTATAGTAACTACTCTTGCTTTACCAAACCAGCTGGTATTAAATTTATCTAACTTCATTCCTTTTTCAGTACTTACAACTTGTCCACCAGTTAATGTAGCAATATCTTCAAGAATAAGCTTACGACGATCTCCAAAATCAGGAGCTTTAACAGCGCTTACTTTTAAAGTACCTCTTGCTTTATTAACAATAAGTGTAGCTAATGCTTCACCATCAATATCTTCAGCAATGATGAGTAAAGACTTATTTTGAGTTGAAACGTTTTCTAAGATAGGTAAAAGTTCTTTTACTTGATTAATTTTTTTATCTAAAATAAGAATTAAAGCATCATTTAATGTACTTGTCATTGAGTTATTATCTGTAACAAAGTAAGGTGACTTATATCCTCTTTCAAATTGCATTCCTTCTACTGTTTCAAGATATGTATCTCCTGATTTACTTTCTTCAATATGTACTACTCCTTCACGACCTACTTTTTGCATAGCAGTAGCGATCAATTCTCCTATTTCTGAGTCATTGTTGGCTGATATAGAAGCAATTTGTTTAAGTTGTTCTTCAGATGAAATATTTTCTTTAATCTCATGTCGTAAATTCTCAACAATATCTTTTACAGCGGTATCAATTCCTCGTTTAATCTCAACAGCGTTCATTCCATTATTTAAATAAGATAAACCTGCTTTTACCATTTCAGATGCTAATAATGTAGATGTAGTTGTACCATCACCTGCTATATCAGCTGTTTTAATAGCTGCTTGTTTTACCATCTGTACTCCTAATTCCTCAATTGGGTCTTCAAGTGAAATAGATTTAGCTACAGTGACACCATCCTTTGTTGATTGAGGATATTCACCTGGTTTAGCAATTACTACATTTCGACCATTAGGTCCTAAAGTGGCTGTAACAGCATCTGATAGTTTTTCAATACCATTAAATAACTTTTTCCTGGCCTCGGGCCCAAATTCTATAACTTTACTCATATTTTTATTTTTAATCTTCAATAATAGCTAGTACTGTGTTCTCAGCACAAACATAATATTCTATTCCTTCACTTTCTACTTTAACAGGGCCCATTTGAGGTAAGATTACTTTTTGACCTACTTTAAGTTGAGTAGGGATAAAATCACCTGAAAATGAGTACTGACCAGGCCCTACAGCCACAATGGTACCACTGAGATTTCGTTCTTTTCCTAGATCGGGAACTATAATATTGCCATATGTTGTTTCTTCTTCATCGAATGGCTTCACGATGATTGCATTAAATCCTGCTTGTAACTTCATTTTAATAACTTGTTTTGTATAAATATATTGTTTATAATTCTTTTGCAACTAAATAATAAGTACTTATTAAGGTTTTTCCTTCAGTATTAAATTCTAATTTCATAATACCATCTAAACTAATAGACATAGCTCCAAAGAACATATCTTTATTAGCTGACATTATTTCTCTAATCATATCTGAATTGTATTGTACTTTAAAATCTTCTGGTATGTTTGTTGTTTTTACGTCTGATAGGAAGAATGAAACTTTATTAGCGTGTTCTACATTACCTCCAAATTCCATTTCAAGAATATATTCTCCATCTTCATTACGTGATGGTTTAATAACTACAGTCTCACTTTCTGCAACCGCTGTTTTAGCTTTAACTATTAAATTTATACTTTCATTATCAAGTAATGCTTTAATATTAAAATTAATATCACCTATAATATCACCAGACTTAGGTATAATCATTAAATCAGCTAATGAATAATTTACTGTAAAGCTGTTATCAGATATAATAAGTTTATATGGAGTAGTTTTATGTTTAGTATAACTTAAATCTAATTGACCATTAGTAATATTAATTAGTTTATTAAGTTGAGTTGTATTACTAATTCCTACTTTAGAATCTTCTAATGGAAAATCAAGTAATGTAACATTACCAAGCATTTCTTTAGATGGAGATGTAAATTTAACGTTTAATATATTGTCTTTAACCTCCCATATAACAGCTTCATTCACACCATTTAAATAGTATTTAGATATAGCAGAGGTAAAATATTGTTTTTGTATCATAATATGTAAATATAAGTAAGAAATTTTAGGTAACCAAACTTTTTTAATCAAATTTAAAGAATCTATTTATGTTTTCATTAAACACTACTACACCCCATCCTAAATCTTCATATAAATTTTCAAGTTTATTACGTATAACTGAGTCAAACATTTGACTTTTGTCAATATATTTTTCTACAAATTCTAAAATGTCCGGGGAATCATTGTAATTGTTTAGTCCTAAAACATCTATATGGTATGGATTTTCTTTTAAATAAGCAATATACATTTTATCTCCTATCTGAAATGTATCATGATTTTTTGTTTGTTTTTTAAATCGAATTAAATCATTTGTGTATATAGCTGCTTTAGTATTAACAGGACACTTTAGTGCTAATTTAGAAAATATTTCTCCAGCTGATGGTTTTTGAGCTATATATTCATCTAATTTTTTTAGACCTGTTGGTTTAAGTAATTTTTTCCAATCTATTGTATTAAGTGATTTTCTAAAATCAAGTATGTACTTATCAATATCAGATTTAGGAGTATCAAATAATATTTTCTTAATTAATTCTTCACCAAATTCTCTAAATAGTGGAGGGAAATTAGATTTCATAATGTCTAAACCTTTCATATCTAAAGCGTCTTTATGATCTGGAGGAATTGGAACACCTTCTTTATTTACAATCCACATAGCGTATCTCCGTTTACCTGACCAATATGCTTTCTTTACGATTACTTCTTGTTTTAATTCAAAGTAGTGTTTACGTTGGATATTGAATACTTTTTTAGATATACTATCTAAATTATGATTGGCCTCAGTTATAAGTTCTTGAGACAATTCAATTAATTTAGCAATTTTTTCTTCTTCATCCACAATGCTTGGATACTTTAAATTAAGTAAATCTTTTAACTCAACATAGGCAGAATCAGTATCTGATGCTATTACAAATTCTTTTCTACCATTATTTACAGCGTTTTCTAATTTAGAATTTATAAATATAATACTTTCTTTAGTTAAACGTTGGCCTGAGTTAGTGATAGATGCTGAGCATATTTTATGTCCGTCAGTATATCTCCAACCATTAATAGCGTAAGTACCATACAATGCGTTCTGTAAGATTTTAAAAGCAAGTTGATACAGGTCATATAATTTATAGTTTTCCCAATCTTCTTGTTTACCAGCCTTTTTCTTAAGTTCACGATAATGTTCCCTTTGTTTAAACCAATCTTCTAATACTTCACATGAAATACTTTTAATATCATTTCTATAAAACGCACCGCTTGCTGATATAGACCAATTATTCTCTTCTATAAGTGATATTAAATCTTGAACTTTAATTTGGCCTTTTCTTAAATTATATGTTTTATGATTTAATTTTTCAATATCTAAAATAGTATCTAAAGGTAATTGTTTAAGTTGTTCTAATGAATTGTATTGCTCGTAATTATTTTTAGTTACTATTCGCCCAACTAATGTTTCTACACCTAAATTAAGAGACTTAATAATACTTGGGTATAGACTAGTAAAGTCAGCATCACTAACATATGAATATAAACCAGGATTTGGTTCTAAAAGATAACCACCAGCGTATGAATCTTTTTTCCTTACCGTTTTTAAACTACGTTCTTTAAGTGTATTAGATTTAGTTCTAATCTGGCATTTGCCCGTTTTATCATCTATAAAAGTAATTGTACCTTCAACAGTTGGTGTACCTCGTTGATGTTGTACTTCATCACCTATATTAAGTTCTTTAATAGACTTATTAGTGGTAGTTGGTTTGTTAGGTGATATTATACCTTTACGTTTAAGATAAGTTAATATCGCACCTTCATTTAATACTGTATTATAATATATTGAATCATAAGGTACATGACATAAATGACATATTAAGACTGTTAATTTAATAAATTGTAGTTTATTCTCTAACGCCTCAATAATCTCAACGTCACGTAAGTTATACTCAATAAATTTATCTGGGTCGTCTTTAAATAATTTATCTAATGAACCATTGTATTCTATTTTACCTAGTTTGGCATATTTTAATCCTATATCTCCTAATTTATAAGATGATTCTTCTTTCATGATGTATTTTTTAACTAACATCATGTAATCTAAACTATTAACACCTCCTAAAGTAATAGGAGATTGAGGTGTATATGGACTGTCATTTATCTTTTTAATTGGAGATAAATACAGTACCATATCATCACCTAGCATTTTTTTAATCCTAAAATACAAATATGGGATATCAAAGAAATCACTATTGTATCCTACTATAATTGTTGGATCTAATTGAATCCATAAATCTAAGAATTTACTAAGTAAATCCTGTTCAGTAAGACATGGTATAATTTCTTTATTATCTTTATTTACACATTCTATATTTTGTTTATCATCTAATATTAAACAGTATTTTTTACCTGTTGTAACATCAATTAAAGCTATAGATGTGATTTTAGCATTAGCATCTCTAATAGATTGAGAAGTAAGTGTACCTAAAATTTCAATTTCAATATCAAGATAAATAATATTATGGAATGTAGGAGCAGAATCATCTTTATAATATAGATCCCTTAATATAGCTAATTCTTTTTGGATGTCCTTTTCTAGGATAGTAGAATCATTCCAATCAAATTTGCCTCTAATAGGTGAACAACTATCACCAAATAATGTTTGATATTCACCATCAAGATCTAATTTATAGACAGTAGGATAGTATTTAAAGGATGACCATCCTTTTTTGTCATCCCTTAAATAACATGTTCCTTTATCCTCACCACTATAAGAATAGTAAATACTTTGATACATAACCTTTAATAATATATTTATTTTCCACTTGAACCAAATCCATTATCACCACGGAGTTGACTTTGTTTTAGTTCTTCAAATTCAGTATCGTTTAATTCAACGATCTTGTATTTAGGTTTTTTAATAACAGCGATTTGAGCATAACGTTCACCTTCTTCAATTGTGACGTCTAATTTGCCTACGTTGTAAATTTTAATACCTAAATCACCTGTGTAACCAGCATCTACTGTTCCATAATGAGGGATTAAATTATATTTAAATCCTTTACTACTACGTAGTTGAATTTGCATCCAATAACGTTGACTATCATGGATTGTAAGATTTAATCCATTAGGTACTATAGCTGATCCTCCTGCTGGAATCACAGTTGTTTTAGTGCATGTAATATCAAAGCATGCTGATGTTGAGTTATACTCGACCTTTGGTATAACGGCTTTAGGGTCTGTTTTGTGTGCGTAAATTGTAACCATTTTATCTATTTTAAAGTTCTTCTAATATTCCTAATATTTCAGCTAGGATTAATAATATACCTGCTGATTGCATATATAATCCTCTACCGAGGAATAAAGATATGCCTGCTCCTATTCGTATTACTGATTTAAAGATACTAATTTTAAAATGCCAATTTGTTTTACTTTCTTTTTCCTGCATATTAATTCATTTTAGTACCATTAATTTCAATTGCGTGGAGGAATTCTTCACGGATTAAATTGTCTTTCTCCATAAACACACCTGAAAACTTATTAGTTGTCATTACAGATGGATGTTTAATACCACGATGACTGCAACAAGTATGCTTACATGCTATACTCACAGCTACTGATTCACATTTCATTTTATCAGCAATGTAATCATGAATTTGTTGAGTAAGTGATTCTTGCATTTGTGGGCGACGAGCGAACCATTCTACAATACGATTAAGTTTACTTAATCCAATTACATTTTCACCAGGCACATATGCTACAGTAGCATAACCAGTAAATGCTAAATTATGATGAGCACACATACTAACAATAGGAATACCAGATTGAATAACTAATCCACTGTATCCTTCATCATTTGGGAATACTGTGATGTTAGGTTCATTTGTAACTGATCCTACAATTAGATCTTTTAACCAAGCCTTAGCTACACGTCGAGGTGTATCTTCTGTCTGGCGATCTGCTTCATAATCGAATCCTACTGCTTGTAGGAATTTGCCGTAATAATAAGCGGCGTGGTCTATCATCTCATTTATCTCAATTTCTGTACGAGGAAGATTACCATTTGATTTTTTTAATAAATCCATTTTTTATAACATTTTTTATAATATACTATCTTTTCTTTTTATAACCAAACTTATTGCAATAACTTTTTTATTTGTCTAGCTCCTGAGTATTCTTTATATCCTGTCTCGGATATAACTACTAATGAAGGTATATAATCTACTTCAAATAGTTCTTCTAAATCTCTAGTATTTTCATCATCAGATTCTAAACTATAAAATTTATAACCAGGATGGTTAATTCTTATTTGTTCTATAACAGGACGCATCTCGGCACATGCGCCGCACCAAGATGCGTTGAAAAATAAAAGTGACTTTTCTTTACGTTGAATAGATTCTTTGAGTAGTTGTTTATTCATACCCATAAATATACTAAAAAACTAATGAAGTGATATTTTTAATTACTAAATCTTCAGCTTTGTATTTAATCAGATCTTTATCTCGAGCTACCTCAAAATCCACTGATACACCTGCTTTAGTTTGTACCCACATTTCTTTTAGAAACTCGGTATTGATTACTTGATTCTCTTCATTGCGTGTTACTTTAAACACTGCCACTTTTGTTTGTTGTACTTTGTTCATGTTATTTGAATTTAATGTTAATGTTGTTCCAGTTGAAGTTAACGTTAATCCACCTGTATACGGTGTTGTAAGCCAGTTTGGATCAGCTGTAAGCCAGCCTGGATTAGTGGTTGTGTTGTCTACATAACCAGTTGTTGTACTTGTTGTTATCATAATTTATACGTTTAATGTTTTATTCCAGGCCGCGATATGTAATCGTGTAAGGCCTCTAAATTTATATTTCTTAGCCATTTCTAAACAGAATTGAGTACGCTCTTCAAAGTTAGCAGCATCATCTAATCCTGGCATACAAACCACTTTGGAAAGCGGTATACTAAATGGTACGACAAAGTCACGGAAAAGTTCTTCAACATCTTCTTCATTGGATATAACAAATTTAAATTGGTAATTAGAATGTTCCATAATACGCTTAATAGCGTCTGGTACTATACGTTGTTTTTCAGTCATACCTGAGTTAGATAGCTTAGGTGAGCAGTTGATTTGATTAATATACTTAAATAATCCATCCTCAATATAAACAGTACCGTTAGTTTCTATTTCATGAAATGATTTTCCAATATCAATTCCATCCTGATGGAACCAATAATTTATAAAGTTAACAATTGCATCTTGATGTCCTTTAATTGTAGGTTCACCACCTGTCCAAATGATATGAATAGTACCGTTCTTAATATCTTCGTAGATGCCTTGTTCTTTCCATCTATCAATTAGATACTGGAACTCCTTATCTTCACCTCTCCATAACCACTGACTCGTACTATCACAAGTCCAAGTTGCTTTACCTTCGGCATGTAAGTCACCTACAAAGATTTCTCCATCTTCTAATGTTTTGTCTTTTGCTAACTGATTAGTAAACTTGCGAGACATTCCGCAAGTTAAGTTACAAATACCTAAACGAACAAAGTATGATGGTACTCCTGATGAAATACCTTCTCCTTGAACTGAATAGAAATCTGAACTTATCAGTAGTTTATTTGGGTCTATTTTACTCATATTAATGTATTAAAGTTGAAATATAAATTCCTAAATACGAACCGGCAACACTACCTGTTACATAACCTACCCATTGATGTAACGCGTCTTCACTTTTAGCGATTTTTCTAATTACAAAAAAGTTAAGTGATGCTACAAGAAAATCACTGATTGCTGCTATATTATATTGTGCTTGAGCTACTGCTCTAAAATTAACACATAAAATACCATACAATACTATTTGTATTGCAAATAAAGTAAGTGCTTCTTTAAGTTTTTGATTCATGTTATTGGCGTTGTTTTGCTTTAAGTTTAGCAGATCTAATTGCTTTTTCTGATTTAGTTTTTTCACCTTTTTGTTCAGCTACTGTTACTGTTTCAGGTTTAGGTAAATTTCGTGTTGTTTTTTTCCAATCGATTTTTGAAGCATATTTGGCTCGGCCCATTCTAACTTCATGTTCAGCCACTTCATTACTTACTCGTTCGTAAGTTCCATTTTTGAGAATTGTTTTCATTTGTTTATTTTATAATGTTATTGTAATTTTCCCAGGTAATATTATTTTCATCATCTCGAAACGCTAACATAACATTGTTATGTTCATCTTTAGCAATTGCTACAAATCCATATCCTTCACATATTAGTGGAAGATAATGATTCGGTTTAAGATTGTTTGCTTCTTCTAAAATGTCAAAATCACCGGGCATGTCAGGGTCATTAGCCTCACACCATTGTTTTGAAAAATCTGCCATATATTTTATTTTTAATTTTCTTCGTAAATTGCACTATTTTTACCATGTTCAAAGCATTCAACTTTGATTACTTTACACCTAGCGGCATCAGTTTTAGATAAAACTTCATTAAATTTATCATAAACCAACTTAGCTAAAGATTCACATCCCATTTTATCCATCACCCGTAACGAACATAAGCCTTCCATAGCTGCTGATTGGAAAAAGTCTAGATATGGATCATCTTTTTCAATTAGTAAAGTATGATCAAACATATAATCCATCCATGCTTTAAGACCGTTACCACGAGGTGGTTCTTTAAATCCACCAAAATCAACAATCCAATTCATATCATCTAATTGATTCTCTTCTAGTGGTTCATTAGATGCAAACCATACTTTAAAATAAATTCCATAACCATGTAATAACTGGCAATGTGAATGCTGTGCCCGCCATTGTCTAATAGCTACAGAATAATTATCGAATGTTTTTGTTGAAACGTATCTTCCCATAATCTTATCCATTTGCCCATTTTAAAACATCATTATAAGACATTACTCCAGTATGGCGTTTTACAGGTTGATCATTTTCAACTAATATAATAGTTGGAATGCTTGTTACACCATACGTTCCAGGTACATCTGGTTCGTAGTCTATATTAACTTTTTTTACTGGAATAGTTTTATTCACCTGATCCATTGTAGGACCGAACGCTAAGCATGGCTGACACCACGGAGCGGAAAAGTACCAAATTGTTTTCATATATATTATTTTTAATAAAAATCTTGTATTTTAAATAACTCTACTTTAGAGCCGTTTGTTCTAAGAAGTAATGTATTGGAATATTCTAATGGTTTAGCTTCATGCCAATTAGATGACCATCTAAACTCACTACCATTTTTTATACCTGTAAAAACTTCATTAAATTCATTCATAACAATGTATTCTTGTTCTTTAAGTTCTTTCTTCTTCTTATATGCCATCTTATAAATATACTATCTTAAGAGTGGGAAGCCAAAATTTCTTCAACATGTTTTTTAGCAGTCTCCCAAGTAACAGGACCTAAATCTAAATCAGCATATTCTACTGGGTCTGGGCGACCTAATTTAATAAACGCTTCAATACGTTCTACTGATGAAGCTGATTTATAGTCTGAGTACCATTTGCCTGAATTGTCATGGTCCCAGGTATTGTATATGAAAATAGGTTTATAAGACGTATTAGTGCGTTTATATACTTCATCAAAGTCTAATCCTAATTGTTCACAGCATTCTAAACCATGTTTTAATATTTCAAATTTATCTACATGTAAAAACGGTGTTACAACTTTTACTTTTTCAGAACCCCAATTACCTAATTTAAATGCTTCAAAATCAGCATCTCTAAATTCTTGTCTACAATCAGGATAAATAGCATGGTCACCAGCATGTATACCCATTGCAATATCACATTCAGCATTATTTTGTTCAGCAATAGATAACGCTACAGCTTGAATAATACTACTGAATATTTTATTACGATTAGGTACTACTGTTGCTTTCATATTTTCTTCAGCATAGTGTCCTTCAGGCACATCATCTCCACCTGTTACTAATGTTGAATTAAGTAATTCAGATAAACCATCTAATTTGATTATTTGATGAGTTACTTGTGGGTATTCCTTACATAACCACCCTTGTGATGGATCTGAATTGATGTATTTAACTAATTCAGTTGCTCGTTCTAGTTCTATTCTATGTTTTTGACCATAATCAAATGATAAACAGGTGACATGATAATTTTGAGCTAATAAGTTTAGCAACAAAGTGCTTGAATCCATTCCTCCACTTAACGAGAGTACCGCGTATTTTTTCTTTTCCATAATTTTAAATATACTAAATATCTTTTAATTTTCCAAATAAACTCTATCTTTTGTACCCATATGTTGCTCATACCACTGTTTACGATCCATATCGTACCAACGGTAAGGCAATGTTGGATCATCATTCCATTCATTTACTCCATACCAGTTAGCATCTTTTCGTAAAAGGTTTGCTCTATGTGAACGATGAAATTCTTCATTTCCAAACCATAAAGGCATTACTATTTCTTCAGTAATAGTTTCTTTTTGCATTGTGTTGTTTTTACCACGTGCTACCCAAACGTCTATAGAGTCATTTAGATACTGCTTTAAAGCAGGTAAATTATCTCTAAACATTTGACTAATAGGATGGTTAACTCTACCTTTAGAATATGGTTTACCAGCTTTAGTTGGTCTACCTTCTAAACCAGCTATAAGCTGGTAGGTTTCTACTCGTTGTTTGCCTAAGCGTTTATTATCTAAGGATTCAAGAGATTTTTTAAAATCGGGGTATGGGAGAAATACTTGCATTAAAATCGTTTTGCTATGTTTGAAATAATATCTTCTTCTTCTTTAGATAGAGATAACCAATTATCTCTTAATTTTGATAGGGTATTAAGGTATTCTTGTTCGTTTATTGATTCGTTTCCTGTTAATAAAAATGAACCATCTAAATAGTCATTATCTTTTAACCATGTTAAGGCTTGTTCAATTTCTTGGGATGAACAATCATCTAAAAAATCATTAACATCAACATCTAAATCAACATCGACTTCGACTCCCCATTGTGTAATTGTAGGCATAAACTTTATTTTTTATTTTGGTTTTGAAAATATGTGTCTAATACATGTTTTGGATAAAGTAATACTTTACCTTTAAATTTAGAATTTTTAATACTTCGATTTTTAACCAAATGGCTAAATTTCTTCTCACTAGCGTACTCGTATACTTGCTTCCCTAACTCAGGACCAGCCGCTCTACCTAAATAGTCATACAATGACATTAATTGATCTTCCATAACTTTATTTTATTAAATTGTTAATTAATTTGAACACATCTATATTGTGATGATAATAATCCATATCAATAGATTCTATAGACATCCCTTGAGCTTGATTCATATTGATTTTAGGTTTACTATGTAAACCATGAAAATCATATAATGTTTTTTCAATAGCCGCCATTACAGGATTAGATGTATCTATTGATTCAATGCATTCAATATCCTTATACCACCCAAATTCTTGCGGTACACTACATCCTAATAAATGTACTCTACTTGTAGGTAATAGTAATTTCATACTATATAGAGTTGATATTACTTGTAAACGACCTAATGCTTTACCTAAATCTTTATTTGGATGAGGACAAACATCATTATAATATGATGCACCATATGAATATGCTATTTTTTTATAACCTAAATCAAAATACGTTTGAGTACATTCAATAGCTTCATTAAGTGATTTAGCCTGTACTACTGCTACTTTAGTAACTTTCTCAGGCAAATCAACAGTAGACCAAGAACGAGCATTTTGTATTGATTTTGTTTTATCTTCCCAAACATCAGGCACAATAAATTCATCTGGTTTTAATTCATTAATCCAATGCATTAGTCGTTCTGTATTATATGCAGAACCTAATTCATGTAATGAATTATCCATGATTATATATCGACCTTGTTTCTTAGCATCATAGAAATAATCTCTATAATATTCACTTTCATCTAACAAATGAGGTAAACAATACTCACCATCAGTGTAATCTCGATTAACATAAAGAAGTTCAAATGGAACCTCATGAAATACTTTAATACCTTTTATCATAACTTTATTTACCCTAAATATAAGAAAAATCTTTTAAGATCCCAAATTTTATTTTAAAAGAGAGTAGTATTCTTTAAAATGCTTTGTTCTATCAGCTAAACCAATTGTTCCGCCATTTACTTTTCTAGTTACCGCTACAACAGCAGTATCATCTGCTCCTTTATCGCACGATGCCCATAATCCATTTTTATCAAAAAACCAAGCAGCAGACATTAGTGGGTATTTAGTAGCTACTAGATCTGGGTTAGCTAAGATATCATCTTCAACTGTAGCATCAAATGCTTTATAGTTGTCCTTTCCAGTTAATTGAATATAACCACGACCACGGAACTTATATCCGTCTTTTGATGCTTCATCTCCGTTACCCATTCTACCACCATACACTCTTGCTGCAATTTTTTCAGGTTGGCGAGCATAAGATTCATTTAATGTACCAGGAAAGTATTTAGGAAATACTTTTTTAAGTCCTTCAGCTGAGTAGTTTAAATTTTCTGATGTGAATTTAAAACCACCAGATTCATGGCCACACTGAGCTAAAAAGTGAGCTAAGCGAAGTGATGTAGTAATGTTAAATTTTGCTGCTGTGTCTGGAATTTGGGCTAGTACCGCGTCAGGAATGTGCCCTTTGAGTTTGTCTAAGTTCATAGTGTGTTATTTAATTACAGTTTGGATTAACGATTATATCTTCTAATGCTGCTAAGTCGAGTAAGTCGATATTACCATCTTTAACAATGTCAGCTCTGTAGTAGTATCCAAATACACCAACTAACTGCTCTATTGCTGATAGGTCTATTAAATCTACATTACCATCTCCATTTATATCTCCTCGTCTCAATATTGTATACACCTTTTCTGCAAAACATCCTCTATCATCTTCTACCGTTATTTTGTATGTATCATAACTTAGATTATCTTGACGTACAGAAAAATACTCTGTAGGGTTGTTTATTATATTTCCAGCACTGCCTTCCCATGTTGTTACATATGGTTGAAGATCTGCTGTACCACCAGTAATTTCCAAACTAATAGCACCATCACTCATCCCACAAGTGACTGGATTTTCTGTAGTAGGATTTATGATTATTGGATCTGGTTCTATTACTACTAATGTATTGCAAATTGACTCACTATCTAATGCAACACATGCTGTATATTCTCCTGCTGGTAAGTTAAAAAACATACCATGGTTATTGGTTATTACAGTATCAATACTTGACACTGAATATGTGAATTGAGGATCTACTGTTGTTACAGCAGGGTACGCCATAATATTAATATATCCATCTGTTCTACCATGACAGGATATTTGTTGATCAACATAAGCTATCGCGGTAAATGTTTGAGCAGATATACTAGTAAAACTCAACAGTATTAGGAGTGTGATTACAAATTTCATGGTTTAGTTGTATCTATTTTTTCTGATTTCCTTTAATTGCTTATAACGCTTTTTATACTCTTTATAAGAGCATGTATCAAAGAACATCGCTGTTTTATTTGTTTCTTCAAACCATTTAGATAAACCACGATTGATGTCGTAGCATTCTCTTATTTGAGCTTTATAACGAGCAGAGATAGTTGTATCTTCTTTTACAACAATTATTGTATCAATAATGGGAGGTTTACTTAATTCCTTCTTCTGAGAATCAATTATTGCATTATACCTTAAAAACTGAATATTAATGTTATCCGCCTGTTCTTTGGTAACTAATACAATTTGTTGACCATTAATTGTTCTTGTCTGAGGATATTGGCAATAACTGGTAAGTGCTAGTATCAACAGGCTCACCAACATTAGAAACTTTTTCATATAATTGTTTATTTTCGGTTTTAAGTACTGTGACAACCTTAGATAAACTGTCAGCAGCTTTTTCAGCATGTTTAAGTTCACCAATTCTTTTTGATATAGTTTTTTGATTTTTTTCTGTCGTTACTTTAATTAAACTATCTATGTTAACTTGTTCCCATGGTTTAGTTTTTATAACGCTAGGTTTTTGTCCAGTCATAGTAATCACAATCAATGAGGCTACTATGATGGCTATCAGTGTATTTTTATTTCGTAGCATTGATTATAGCTTGTTGAGTTATTAAATTAAGAATAACTGAATCTTTCGCGTCAATTTTCTTCTCTAAGGCCTTGTTATTTTCAATACAATTATCTAATCCTTTTGTGTCTGTTTTTTGTTTATCTTTGTATAGATAAACCATTCCAAATATGCATAGGAATGCTACAGCAGCTATAGGATATTTTCTAAACTGATTAAAATTAACAGGTAATTTAAAGCTTTCACTCGCTGTTTCAACTGTTTCCTTAGCTACACTTTTCTTAGGTGCGGTTGTTGGTTTTTTAGCTGTTGCCATTGTCTTCAGTTGATGTGTTTGGTTTTTTAGTAAATTTGTCTAATGTATCGGCACCCATGCCAATAGCTGTAATTACTAAAACAGCATTAACTAAACTATCAGCGGGTTTAAATTCTTCATGCGAATAACTATTTAGTGTCATAGTTACACATAAAAATAAAGTACCAATAAATGCTACTACGGGTTTAACTGAGGTTGAACCTCTTTCGTCTTTGAATAATTCGACGATCCATTGTTTGAATGTCATAATCTTTGTGTTTAAATATTATAAATACAAAACTATTTAAACAACTTATTTCATTGATACATATGTTAAAAATAAAAAAAGCCACATTTCTGTGGCTTACTTTATTGATTGTTTGTGGTTATACTATTTTGATGTTATGTAATTTAAAACTTCTTTTGAAATATCATCATAAGAATCATCTTCATCCCAAAATTCTGTAAAATAATCATACATTTCATCGTATGGAAACAAATCTTTATCTAAGTCTGGATTTTCTTTAAAAATATTATCAATGTATGCTTTTACTTCTGGTTCTAAATTAAGAGTACCATCAAATGTCCATCCCATACCATCTGGATCTCCTGATTTTCTTCTAAGGATATCAATAGACTTAATATATCCAGGTGGTATTCTATTTTTTATGTTAGAATATATTCTTACTTCTTGATATTCAGGATGGTTAGGTATATCTAATTCTTTAAAGTCATAATTTTTGTCGTTTTTAATTTTATTCAAATCAATAGATACCCTCACAGTATATGGTGTGTCATTATCTCCATATGGGTTAGAATCTACCCAATCAGAATCTTTACTAGTAGATGTATAATAAGAATATCCGTAATCTGGAAGCTCAAAAAACTGAGAATTTGATTTATTATCTCCCATTTTTATTCCATTAGACTTTATATCTGGCAAACTTTTTTGGCTCCTATAGGTATAGACAGTACCTCCATTAATATTTTCCTTTAATAAGTCAATTAGTTTAATCATGGATATAAATATTACACTATTTCGCACGCTCCTGAAGCGCATGCAACTTGATCCATTAATGCTGTATTATCACTAAATTCTACAATCTTAGATAGATCAATTTGGTGAAGATGTATCACCATATTATTGAATTGTTCTTCAGTGATGTCTTCATAAGGACTTTGTACGTACGAACCCCCATGGTATGGCAAAACTGATAAGCCATTAAATGTTTCTTTATTTTCCCACATCCATTGTCCTACTTTTTCCCATTCGTCTTCTTTAATTGATACTGTAGCAGATACATTATTTGTGTTAGCGCCTTTACGATGACCTTTCTTCACCCACTGTGTATTAAATCGTTTAACACGCTCTAACATATCCATAACATCTTCAGTTCGTACAATAGAACATTTAGGTGCGCGTTGTGGAACTGAAATTACTGCTTGGATTGTAGGTTTGAAGAAATCATCTTCAACTAATTCGGGGTGATTAATTGCTAAGTGTGTGTATATGGCTTCATTTTTACCTACACGGATTCTTCTAATATAATAATCATTATGCCAAGCATGAATACCACTTGAGGTACCTAATACTAATGAACTAGTACCACTTGGTTTAACAGTTGTTACACGAGCAGCTTTATTTATACCAATTAATTCAGCTACACGAGCGTTTTCTTCTTTAGATAAATCAGCTGCTTTTTTAAGGTCATATTCTAATATTGCTCCAGAACCAATACCTGTCATACCAACACCGAGTAACGCGTCTTTTTCGGTTGTTTTGCGCCAGATATCGCGCAAATAATGAAAATCAGTATATGCTGCTTGTAGCGTACCAATAAACGCACCTATACGTACTCGTTCGTTTAAATCTTCTTGTGATTCAACATTAGACACATTTACCTCACATAGGTTACAGAATTGGAATGGACGTAAAGCAATTTCACAACATGGATTAGTACCCCAATCTTTGTCGTTACTGAAATATATTCCTGGTTCTCCTGAATTGCTTAATTCAATTTTCTTCCATAGTTTGAAGAATTCATCTTCAGTAATTTTATGTCGTACTACTACAGCACTATTATTTGCTCGTCCACGTTGTGGATTTTCTTCCCACCAATTACCAAATTTACAAGTCAGCATTTCTTCATCATCCAAATCAAATAATGCAATTAGTGCTGCTCGTCTAATACCTCCACTTAGTACAGCGTCAGCGATATGACAAGCCATATCGTGTACTTCTACAGATGTAAGTTTAGAACCGTTTGTTTTACGTTCAAATATTTTTTGTAAATTAAATAAACATTCTTTTAATGGTTCAGGACCAGGTGCTTTACCTCCTACAGTAATTAACTGAGCGCCCTTAGGTCGAATGTCTCTAAAATCAAATAGTGGTAATGCACCACCATCCAAATATGCTTTACATAACATTCTAACAGCGTCCGCCCATCCTTCAATACTATCACCTACTAAGTATCGCTTATGTTTTACTGGTACTGTAATTTCAGGTAATTTTTCAATATGGTGCGTTTGTACACTATATCCAACTCCACATCCCGATAATAATAAGAACATAATTTCACTAAATGCTCTCATATCGTCTATCGGAAGAAACGAACAGTTAAATATACGTGAATTATTTAATTCAATTGGTCGTCCTGCAAATTGCAGTGAACGCATTGATGGTAATACTTTTTTAGCATATACCAATTTGTATGCTTCTTCAATTTCATCTTTAAGTTGAGGAAATTTTTCTAAATGCATGTTTTTGTTTCTGTCGACTAGTTCAGTCCATACTTCTCGTCTTTTCAACTCAGGGACATATTTACTGTACTTCATATAGACAGTAATGTCGCTGAGGATTTCTTGCTCAATATTCATTTTTAATATAAATTTTATTATTAATTAGTGTAGTTATACGTATACATTTTTAGAATCTAGTATCAGCTCCTGGCGCTACTATTACTCCGCTGTCTTTTTCTCCTCGGGATGTTAATAGTTTTTCTTGTACTAATACTTTTATATTAACTCCTTTAATATTTACTTCACCGCCTTCTTTTAGCAGACGTTTAAATAAACTTTCTTGAGTTGGAGTCCAATCTTTACTTAGTTCTATTACATTTTGTTTTTCAGCTAACACTCGATTCAAATATATGTTAACTCCTTTTCTTATAGATTGTGGTTTTATCATGACTTGTTTTAGATTTATATTATCCTAATTCAAAGAATTTTTGTTTTAATTGTTGTTTATCAAATGAATCAAATGTATTAAAGCTACTTGCCTGAGCTGATGGTGGTGTTTCATCATCTTGATCAAATTCACCTAATACTTCAATATGACCATTAGATGTATTAACTTTAGCTGAGTATGTCATTCCGTCCATTCCGTATCGGTTTTTCATAACATGAAATCTACCTGTACCATTTACTTTATCTTGACGTTTACGAGATAATGATATTGCTACATCTGTGATCATGATTTTATCGTAACTTCCAGCTGCTTTATCACCCTCAATAACATCGTCTTTAGCACCAGCACGGTTAACTTGAGATACTGACCAAATTGGTATATTTAACTCTCTTGCTAATCCTTTAGTGCTTACATAAATATCATCAATTTCTTCTTTACGTTCTCTATTCATACGTTTTGAACGTAAAAGATCAACATAATCTATGATAATTAAATCTGGTTTAAATTCCAAATCTATACATTTTTTAATATGAGATTCAATTGTTGAAATAGTAGCTTTACCAGGTGAATATTCCTTAATAATTAAATTACCAGGTAATACATTTACTTCTTTTTCAACATTATCTTTAAATTTAGTAATTTTACCAACATCTATACCAGTGAAGAAAGCGTCATAACGTCTACCAACATAGTCAGATCCTAACTCTAATGTGTAGTGAACAACATTGTATCCCATCTTAATAGCCCATCCTCCTAAAGCAATTAATGCCCATGACTTGCCTCCACCTGGGTTACCAAATATTAGACCAAAATCACCACCACCTAATCCTCCTTGTAGCATATCATTAAATGTTTCCCAAGGTGTAGCTATAGGTACTCTATGATCTTCACGGTATCGTGATTCAGTATCTTTATTATATTCATGACCTAAATTTTTATCTTGACCTGCTTTAAGAGCATTATCAATTAGATGTCTTATAGAATCATAATCTCCAGCGTTTAGTAAGTCTACACTATTAAGTAATGCTTTTTTTAATTGTTGATTTTTACAGAAATTACTAAACTCTTCCTGTATGTATTTTAAATCCTCATCAGAGGCTTTATATGCTTCTTTTAATTGTTCCTTAATAGACAACTGTAGCACCTCATTGTCTATTTTTTTCAATTCTACCTTTAAGACCTCCATACTAGGAGGACAATGGTATTTGTCGTAATATTTTAATATTTCTTTAATTACCCATTTTTGTGATTGATTTTCAAAATATTCATCACTCAACACATCATGAACATTGAGTAAAAACTCTTTATGTGTGAGGAGCGATGATATAACTTTGATTTGAAAACCAGTCCCATATTGGGATAGAGATTGTAAACTGCACATGTATATAACTTATTTTTTAAAACTGTTTAATAATTTAAAAGTATCATTTAACCAATATTCCGTATTTTTTATCATTCTACCTAATCCATCTTCTTCATAATACCCCATAAACTCAACTGTATCTAATGATGGTACATCCTCTTCAACTACTATTTTTAAGAATTCTTTTTCTTCATCACTTATTAAAGGATTACCTAAATTCATTACTTTAAAATTGTTTTCTAATCGAGTTCTATCTAATATAACCCTAGCATATACTTCATGTTCTTTGTATTTATTAGCGCTTATTTCAAATATATTATCTAATATCATTGGTGTAGTTAGAAGTTCTGGGTATTTCTTTGTTATGCCTTTTTCTCCTAACCCTTTAACACCAGGCACTTTATCTGAATTGTCTCCTAATAATGTCTTATATAAGATAAAATTTTCTGCTAATACTCCAAACTTATTTTTAATAGTTTCTTTATTATAGAATTCTTTTTCAGTTGGACGATATACTACAACGTTTTCATTTATAAGCTGTAAAAAATCTTTATCATTAGAAACAATGTATACTTTAGAATTATATTTTTCAACTAAATGTTTACTGTAGTATGCAATTATATCATCAGCTTCTACTTTATCTATAGCTACTGTTTTAACAGGTAGACATTCTAAGTAATGAATTAATCTACGCATTTGATCAGCTTTAGCTTCATTCTCATCATCTAAATGTTGAAACATATCCCAGTTAGTAATACGAAAATTTCTACCTGATTTATATTCGGGGTGTAGGTTCTTCCTGTTTGTGGAAGAACCCATACCGTCGAATATTACATACACAGATGTAGGTTGTGTTTGGTTTATAAGAGTACCCAATGATCTCAAAAATCCACCTAATCCTCCTACATGAGAACCAGAATCATTTATTAAATTAATCATCGCGAAATTTCTAAAAAATAAGTTCAATCCATCTATTAGGAGAACTCTATCGTGTACCTTATCTTCAACAATTTCATGTTCAGATAAGTTATTGAGCATTTTGAGTAAATCTTTATTCATATATTAATCTTCTTCTTCGTCAAATGAACCATTAAACACATCTAAACTTTCTTCCCACTGTGAGTTATCTTCATGAATATCGTAATTACCTTTTCCTAAAATATTAACCCACTCGTTTGAATGTTGTTCTTTATACTTCTTGATAGCGTTAGCATCATCTTTAATAAAACCGTGAACTGTAGATACAATAGTACCTTTTGTAGTGATTCCATTAACATGATTTTTATCACAAGCTACCCTAGTACGTAATGCAAATTCTACTTTTTTCTTATCCTTCATTGCCTCAATCTTAGATGTACCAGCGTTAGTAATATTACCAAATGTAAGACATAATGAGGCATCGTAATACATAGTGTCACCACCTTTATTAGTCATACGAACCTGTTCCATAGGTGTCTTAGGACGAGTATTACCTGTTTTGTTCACAATAAGTAACGTGTTAGTATATGGAGATGATTCTTTACGTGACATTACAATCTGTTGATTTACAAAATTACCAAACTGATTAGCAATAGCACCTGCATTCCACATTGCATCATTCTTACCATGGTCTAGACTTAACTGACAAGGTATAGAACCAATTGAATCCCATATAAATAAGAGATCATGAGGTAAATTACCTTTCTTTTGTTCATCTAACATATCAATAATGAACGCTGCTATGTCTTCAATAGAATGAAGTGTTGTACGATCTCTATAGATAAAAAATCCTTCATGATCTACTACTTCTTCGTTTTCATCTAAGATATCAGTCATTTCAAAACCCATTGTTCGCCAGTGATTCCAATCATGTTTCATCTCAGTGATAATAAGTACAGGTAATACTCCCATTTTTTGAGCATTAACTGCTGCTTCAATAGTAGTGGTAGATTTACCTGTATTACTTCTACCCCTTACTGTAACAATATGACCCATAGGAATACCAGGAATAGATAGTACTTCTTGGAGAGCTGAAGAGAATGGGATCCAACGTTGGTCTTTAAACTTAACGTTGGATGCTAGACCTTTCTTTTCTTTAAACTTGTTTAAGTCAAATTTAGATTTAAGTTCTGATGATACAGCCGCTGTAAGCGATGCTATATCCTTTTTTTCTTTAGCCATATATATTTTTTAATTATTCATCATCCCCATCCTCATCATCAAACAAAGCATCAAACTTATCAGCTTTACTAACTGGTTTTGCTGTGGCTTTCATTTTATTATCCCATGGTAAGTCGCTTACTGGTTCAGCAGGTACTGCTACTTCTGCCTCTTCTTCTGCTTCACCTTCTGGATTAAGCCATTCTTGTAATGCTTGTTTCATTTCATCATACGAATACTTTTTAAAAGTTTCCATAGGATTAGGTTGATTTTCTAACAAAGACTTAATTAAATCTTTATTGTCTGATAATGGAGTTTGTTTAGTACGAGGCATAATAGTTGTCTTATTATACGAAGTACCTGTAACTTCAGGACCAACAGTTGTAAGTGTAATATCACGACCTTCAGCGATATCTGTAAAGTCACCTACATCTTCATTATCGGCTAAATTAAGAAAATCCATATACGTTTCTTTACCAAACTGCCATAACTTTACTCCTTCATTTTCTTTACCACGAACAATTACCGGAGCAAAAATACGTAATTTCGGGTCTAATTTTTTAGCTAAACGCCAGTTTTCTTTGTCATTTGTTTTACGTAACTGTTTAGCAAATTCAACAATAGGATCTTTTTCACCCCAATTTGTAGGCGAAATCATAATTTTATTTCCAATACCATAATGAACATACAGTTCTGTAAATGGGTTAGACTTGTTATACTTGTTAGGTACAACACGAACCGCCTCTTTACCTACAGATGGTTTGAAATAAATGTTTTTCTTTTCACCTCCGCCATTTCCTTGTTTTGACTGCATGGCGCTCAGTCTGTTTTTGATTTCTGATAAATCCATAACTAAATAAATTTTTTGTTTAAACTGAAATATACTAATATTTTTTTATAAAGCCAAACTTTTGTTACTAAAATTTAAAAAACTCTCTTTCGAGAGCTTTTATTTTTATTATAAATGTTGTTGTGTTATTGCACATCCATTACATTAGCTAACTGTGAGTAATTTAACATTATTTTATATCCGTCTTTATTTCTTTCTGCTTTTACTACATACCCATCATCTGATATAACAGTGTAGCGGGATCCTTTATAAGCAAACATGTCACCTTTTTTATATTTAGGTGTATTTTCATTAACAGTCATTGGAACTTGTTTGGTTATTAAGAAATTATATACTTCTTCAATATCATCTTTTGATGTAGTAATATGATCATCGGCCCAATCATGTCCATCATTTAAAACGTCGTCAACCATATTTTCATCTAATTCAAGTATTTCATCAACCATCATCTTAATAGATTTAAGATTTTGGAAAAACATATAACGATTTAATTCTTCTTTAATAAGTTGTCTTAGTTGTAATTTTCTCATTTTGTTTTATTTTATAATCTTATCCAATTTTTAACACCCCATTCTTCTTCTGTTTGGTAGCCTTCTGAGAAATGTTCTAGTGAATCAATGATAGATGTTTGTCCATCACCCTCAACATAAATATACACTAAATTATTAGAATGAGAAAAATCACCATCAAAAATTAAAGCACCAAAGTAATTTCCTTCATAAAAAACATCATCTGCTACTTTATCTATAATATACTTAAATCTTTTATTTTTTAATAACATAGCTATTTCTGGTTCTTGCTCAACCTCTTCTCGATAGTCATCTGGGAGGTCAATAATATTCTTTACTCCAGGAATAGCAGGAAAATTTTCTACTTTGTAAAGATCTTTATTAGGACTTGATTTGTACACTCTAGGTTCATGTAACTTAACTCGCATCTCAGCTAATGGAATGCCAGCTAACGTTTTCATTCGGTCAAATTCATTAATCATAACTCTACTATTTTATATATTTTAGTATTAAGTTGTTTTAATTCACCATGATTAGTTAGTAATACTGAGTTGCGATAGTGCTGCCAATTAACTGGAAAGCGTGGATCTACTGTACCACCATTTAATTTTTTAATTAATTCATTTAATGCGTTGATAGTATATAATGTATTACTCTCTTTTTTTCTATGCACTAAGATTGTATTGTCAGGAATGCTATTAACATTACCTTGATCTACATTATATGTTACAGTATATTCGTCTGTACTTTTAATATATAATACAAACATTTTATTGTACATAATAGTATATGAGCTCCTAATGTTCTCTACTGTTTCTTCAATTCCATCCAAATTAGTGAATGTACAAAATAATCTATTATTCAATGCGTCAATATTTAAGTCAAAGTCATATGTATTTTCCATATCATACATATTATAAATATTATTCAAAGTCATAACTTGTTCCATAATTGTGTTTAATTTCTAATTTATATTTTTTAAATACCGTGTTTATATCGTCTATAATTTGTTCTTCGTCTGTGTCTAAATCAATTAATATTGCGTCGTATGTGTATAATACAATTTTAGTATTTTTACCTTTTAATATTTTTATTATATCTTTTATTATACAACCGTTAGTTAACGTTTCCAAAAGCTGGAGAACATAATTAAATAGTTTTTGTGGGTTCATATCTTCTAGTTCATTTTTATTAAATACTCTATCATGAACTTTTATATAACCTTCATTATCAAATTGATCCCATAAATCATTTACATAAGTTTGTATCAATTTAAAAAATTCCCAATCCCTATATTCTTTGTATATTCCACCATATAATTGTCTAAACATGAGTAATTTTGCTTCTCCAACATTAACTCCTGCATATTCAGCGAATTCATTATAAATTGGTTTAGATGGTTCATAACCTACTAATTTAGCAGCTAATGTTGGATGATAAGCTGATATATCTATTTCAATAAATTTATCATTTTCAGGTATAAATACTTTACGACATCCGTTGTCTTTATTTAGAGCCGCGAAATTAATACCGTTAAAAGAATTAGATGGTCGTCCTGTGGTTGTATGTAAATTATATTGGGTGTATATTTTATTATCTTTAATATTAAAGTTTTCATATGTTGGATTAAAATATTGTTTAAATAAAGTTGGTTCAATTTTTATACCATTTTTCTCAATATAAAATAGTGAATAAGCTATTGTATTATCTTGTAATACATCAGGTATTTTAATATGTTTGAATATTTTTTCGCATTTTTCGTAATGTTTAACTACAGGTATAATGCGGTTTATATCTTGTTTTAATGAGTACTTACGATAAAAGTGATCATGTACTGATGTATTTAATTCTTTAGAATTAAAAGAAACATTGTATGCTTGTTTTAATTGAAAAAAGTATAAAAATGTTTTAACATCTCTCACATATATTTTTTCAAGATTTTTAAGAACTTGATTTATATGTTTAATGTTTATAGACAAACACTCACTATGATCTACACTTAATACATATCCCTTTTCATTATCTTCACCCAATGGTTTAACATAAACAAGTGATACTTTATTTAACATCGGATGAAGATTATCATTATATGGTATAATCTCTACAAATGCTTGTTTGTATTCTATATTATAAAAAGTTTTGAGTTGATCTAATGTTTCAACTAAGTAAAAAGCCATAACCTTAATTTTATTTAAATATAAGAAAAATTTTTTAAAAAACCAAATTTACTTTACAATACATGCTCAGTTTTAGTTCTATATGAAATATTTCAAATAATCTTTTTTAAGATAATCATCAAAACGAGGTAATGTAAGTTGTTTCATAGTTAATTCAACAACATTTTTATTAGTACGAGCAGCACTCTCAGCTGTACCTGTTATAACCCAAGGTATATTAAATGGGAAATATAATTGCCATAATATTTGAGAATCTTTTTTAGTAAGTAAGTTATATTGATCAATACTTATTTCAACATATTGTATTTCATTTGTTTTCTTACAGAAAAAACGTCTAAATTCTCCAGCTTGATAATCTTGAGTTGTAGGGTATGTTGGAGAATAAGTTGGTACTATTGTAACTTGATTTGGATTAATATTTTTTATATTATTATACGTCAAAGCATTAATATCACTTCCATCAACATTAGTACTAGTAATGTAAGATAAAGCAGGTGAATTTTGAACATTTGGATATTTAGTTGTATCTATTGATTGTATTGGATACAATTGTTGGGTTGGTAAGTCTTGTGGTGTGCGACCTGTATAATAATTCCCATCTGATGTTTTCCAATAATACCCTGAGTATGATAATGTTGGGTCAGGATTATTTGAATTTAAAGTAAATTCATTCCCGTTAGTATGCAGGTTAGTTTTTATTTGTGAGAGTGGATAATATGGCATATTCTATAATTATACGTTTTGGTATTCCCAATGCCAAGACTCTGACGCTATTCTTTTAAATCCAAACTTTGCTCCATTTCCTGCAGCTAACCAATCATATAATTTATCTCCAGGGGCAATTCTTTTTAATCCAGATGTAGCAAAATCTATAGCTAAACCAAACCCATGATTGGAAGTACCAGGTGTAGCTGTTGGAATTTTACATCTACCTCCAGGACAATTTTCAGCATAAACTCTTTGTTGATCAGATACTGTACGGTATGCCGAATTTATTTTAACTGGTATACCTGCTTGTTCTGCTGCTGCTATAAGTTGGTCTAGGGCTAATGATGCTTTAGTATATAGTCTTATTTTACCACCATCGCTGCTTATATCTCCTTTATATTTAGCAGCGTTATTTATTTGTCTTAACTTATTTGAAGGTATTTCACCATTTCTATATGTTATTCCTTCTATAACTCTAGTTGTTCCTCCTCGTCCTGTACTAAAGTTATTTCCTCTAACTGACGTTGAAGCACCTGGTGCTCTTGCTCCTGTTGTTTTTTCTCCAACATTAAAAGAATCTGTACTACCAAATGGGTTTTTAGGTATAGCTAATGATTCAAGTGTTGTAATCCATTGATTATCTCTTAATTCATGTCTTATTCCTTTAATAAGAAATTCTAAAGATTGAGGATAATTAGATGGTAAAAAATCAGTACCAGCAATATATTTTTGATACACTTTCATACCTGATAAACCATCTATAACAAGAGTGAGATCAAATGGTAAAAAGCCAATATTAGGAGAAGACGCGTTAGGATTAATTTGTCTTTGTTTTAATGTTTTTCTAGCTTGGTCATATTCAGCAAATGAAGATATTGAATTAGAAAAAGCTTTTATATCTTCTTGGTTCCATGTAGGTGAAAATCCAGCTATTTCTTGTGTAAATTTACTAAATTGTTGTATTACATTTTTATACTTATCATCAAAAGTAGGAATATTAGATGATGGATCTGGTTGAGGATTAGCTCCTATACCTTGTGAGTAAAAATCAAATGATGGAGTATTATTTGGTCGTCTTTGAAGATAAGCAGGAGGAGGAGGAGATGAGTAACCATTTGGATTAATAGGTTCAATCCACTCATTTTTAATTCTATCTACTAATCCTAGATTTATTGTAGATAATGCTGTCGAATCTTGTCCTGTTATGTATCCATTAGCTTGAGCCCCTATTGTAATCATTGAAGCTAAATTAGGAGATACAGTTGTAGTTAAACTTAAATCTCTTACTATTCCTGCTAATGCTGTATTTGTTCCTTCTACAGGATAAAACCCAAACATTTTAAAATCTGCTTCAATGTTTGCATCTATACCATTTGTAGAGTATTTTTTTAATAGTTTATTTCGATCAGATGCGGGTAATGGAGTATCATCTATAAATACTATTTTATTAGTATCTGGGTTTACTGTAGGGAGGATTTTATTAAAATTGCCTGTAACGCTACAAAATCCATCTGTTAATGACTTTAATAGATCTATAAGAGTAACATTACCATCATTATCTTTTAAATTCTGAAGCTGGTTTAAGATGTATGTCATATCAAAATATACATTCATTAATTGACCATAATATGAAGTATAGTCCGTGTTAGATCCTTCTAGTATAAATGTATTAAATTCAGGAAATAACGTAATAATTTCTTTATTAGATAATGTAAATTGTCTTTGAAAAGCACATACTGTTGGATCAGCACTTAATTGCCTATCATATAATAATATTATATTATCCTCGGTTTTGTAATCAAATCCTATTATACTTTGTTCAGTACCTTTTAATTTGTATATTATGTTTTTTTCAAGTAATTCTAAAAAATATCCAAACCTAATATAATATTTATCATCTAATACACCGTTATTATTAAACGATTTTTTTACCGCTACTGCATCTGTACCAATTTTTTTAACAGGATTTCTTTGCAGTTCAATCATAATATTATAAAATAACGCTCCAATATCATGAGTATAAGCGTAACTTGATATTACTTGAGCGGATGTAGTATCTCCTGGTTTTTTAGTTTGTGCGGTATTATTATAAAATTCGTTACTATTTAAAGGCTGAGCTGGAGTCGTAGGTTGAGTGTAATTTAATCCTGGTGGGAATTTTTTAAGTAATTCTTTTCTATTGATTTTTTCTTTTGGGATATCTGCTGGTCTTTCCCAATTTTCTACCCACCAATCTGATGCTTCTTCGGCACTATTAAATTGTTGGACTTCATATTTTTTAGTTTCATATTCAGTAAATGCAAAATCTATTTGTTTTTTCCAATTAGTTCTCCAATTACCATTAGCTGATGTAGTACCAACATAATTAACCATACTATTAAATCGAGGGCCATTCCATTGCAATAATCCACCTGATGGTTTTTTATTACTATCTATTCGGTATGCTCCTATATTAAATGATGATTCTCTAGCCATGTTAGCTAATATGCCTCTCGCTTTATCATCATTTAATCCTTTTTCATTTATTAAATAATCATATATATTTTTTACAAGAACAGCAGATTTAACTAAATCTATTCCGTTTTGTATACCCGAATTACCAACTACACTTTGTATTAAATCAGCAGATGGTTCAACAGGTATAAATCCAGATAATGCATTCATTTTAAGTGATTCAATAACATCACCAATAGTTCTTATAGTTACTGTCACATCATAACTTAAGTCTCTATTAACAGTCCATGTAAAATTTACTATTTTGCCTAAAACAGCATCATAATTACCACATGATTCTAATCTATTTTTTTGTATTACTGGTAGGATTTCATCCCATTTATATTTACTGCTTAAAAAATCATCAGCTAAACTATATGGGTTATTTTTTATAAATGTTTTCTCATCTTTATAATACATTGTGTTTCCCCATTCAATAAGAACTGAATATCCTAAGCTTAGATATAATGTATTAATAATATCAAATTGTTGTTTGTTATAACATTTTATACCAATAGTAGCTGTTTTAAGTGAACCTCTTGTTTCAGTTTTAATACTAAAAGATGTTATACCAGGCATTGGTCTTAAACCAAGTCCTAATCCTCCTATACCATATGCTGACTCTTGATGTATTTCATTAGTACGAGCTATTCCTTCTCTCAAACCATCTTTACCTAAACCTTGATAATATACTCCACCAAATAAAACATACTGCTCAGCTAATTTAGAATCAGGCAATAATGCAGCTGCCATTTGATTATTAGAAGCTTTAGAGCGTTCTTCTAAGTTTACATCAACAGATGAAACCATCTTTACCCAACCTGTGTTAGAATTTTGCCAAACAAGAAGACTTGGATCTCCTTCAGGATTCCTATTTTTAGCTCCTTTCTTTTGTTGTCTAAGATTGATTTGTTCAACTATCTTACGTGGAAAATTTTCTCCAACTATATTCATAACTTTATTGGTTTATTAGTTTAAACGCACTTATTACACCTTGAGGATTATTTGGTATTCTAATCTGTAGTCCTTCTGGTATAACTAATGAATTTTGAGGTAAATCAGATGGAAGTGATGTACCTGCTGTTGCTGTATTAGCAATTGATATTATCCACCATAATGATGGATCATTATAATATTGTTTAGCCAATACATCAAATCTATCACCTTGAGATGAATAAACATAAATATCATCTGCACTTACAGGTACTTCTGGATAACGAGACGTTACATATGCTTGTCTTGTATTCAGTTTAGTTTGTGGTATGTTTTGGTAACGGTTCATGTTTAACTATCATAATTATTTTTATTAAGTCCTATTCCATTAGCTAAAGCTATATATCTTTGTGGACCATATCCTTTATTATCTGTTAATATTGCCGTTTCATTAAATTCTGAAATAGTTTGTTTAGATACTATAAAGTCATGTATTGGAGTAAAGGCAGCGGTTACTTTAATCATATGAGGTAATTCTTTTACTGATTTATCTTCACCTGTTGTACTTAATCCTATTTCCCATGGTGTATCACTTGATATATCATACGTAAGAGAACTAAAGAAACCAACCTGTTCATATAAATATCCACCAACTGTAAGCTGTATTAAATTACCAGCCATATACCCACTTGGAGTATAATCAGGAGCTAAACTAGAAGCTAAGTAATTTAGTTTTTTATACATAGGTATAAGCTCTTGTTTAGATTGAGCCGCTACTGTCCATCCTATATTAATAGCACGAGTAAAATTACTGTATGTATAGAAATTTTCACCACGTCCAAGATATGTTACAGGATTCCAAGATGCGTTATATGAATCAGAAAAATTATCTATAAATGCTCTAAAATGCATAAATGTTTTGCTTGTAGGAGTTTGGTTATCTATTATAGCAATTCTAAATTTAGCTAAATCATTTGTTCTTTCTCGAGTTTCATCAACTGCGTTACTTTTATATATTGGGAGAGCGTTTATTTTATCTACTGGTCCTATACCTGAGCCACTACTGTATGATGTTAAATTTTTGCCTGCCTTATATCCAGGCCCAACATTATTCGAACCACCTATATTAACCCTATTTTCAAGATTTTTATCATTATAATCTGGGGCATCAGGGGTTGCTCCCGACTCTTCAGCTTGTTTTTTAGGTATACTTGATAAAGCACTTCTAATTCTTTGCCTAAAATCTATTATAGTAGGTGAACCAGGTTTAGTATTATTATCTGTTACAAAAGATTCTAATCCAGGAGCTATTGACATTACTGAGTCAATGCCTACTTGTTTTTGTGAGTAAGTAAAAACACTATTTTTATTTACAAGAACAGATGGATTGTATGTATTAGTCCTTTGATCAGCATATCTTATACCTGTCTTTCCAACACCTAATGTTGAACCAGGACCACCATCATACGTAAGTACATTAACTCCATTATTTAATGTAAATCCATTTAATCTATGTGGTATACCAACATTTATACTACTATAAAGATTATATAATCGATTTTCTTCAGCAGATTGATTAGATGTTACTTTAACTCCATATAAATTAGGATTGTTAGAATAAATTCCTGTTTCAGCAAATGGATTTAAACCTTGTTTTAAAACGTGGCCTCCTAATCCAACTAAACCAGCTTCAGTTAATGTGGATAAAGGAGTATAAATTCCTTCATTTAATAATCCACTTGTTTGTGTACGTACAGCAGTACGTGATAGTAAATTTTGTTTAGCAATAAAAAATAAACCATTTATAGATTTAGGATCTTTAAACATTTTAGCTAAACGCTGAATGTCCAGTGCGCTATTTCTAGCCACTAATGCCCCTCCCCTTAAGATAAAATCATTGCTAGATGATTGAAGATTATTAAATCCTTCAGGTATAGGGATCTGTATGTATGGTTGTCCACTATTTCCACCACCTAACTGATCATTACCGTAACGTAAAGACTTTAAGTTAGTTTTGAGATTGATTAAACTCATTATTGTGGTGGATTATCTAAATACTTTGGAGGAGTCGCACCATTTAAATCTAATTGTGAAGGTTGTGGTAAAGCATTATTATATCCATCGTTGTAAGCCACATAAGCTGCATTTACATCAACAGCATTATCTCCATTTAATGAATATGAAGCCATATTACCATCTGCGTGTAATTTAGATTGCTGCGTTGCTCCAGGATTAATAGAAGGTGTAGCTCCATTTCCTGCACTTAATGGTGATCCAGTGTTTGTTAACATGTCTAATAGTCCCATAGTTTTATGTTTTAGTTATAAATATTAGTATTATTGAACTTTGTACCCACCTACAGCCATTGCTGTACCCATTTTTGTACCATTTAATACAATAGTACCTTCTTTATTGAGGATACCAGTAAGTAAACGATTTTGTTCTTTTAAAAGTTGTACCATTTCTTTAGAACTACCTAAAGATGTACCACCAGCGGCTACTACAGTATCTTCAGGAAGAGTTTTAATAACAAAATCTTTAGCAGGAATGCTTTGACTTTGAGTTCTAGATTCAAGTTCTTTTCGAGCGGATATTGCTTCTTCTTTTAATTTTACATTTGCTAAATCTTTAACAAAATTAATACCAGAAAAACCAGGCAAAACGCTTGTTATTGCTGTCATAGCAGACCCAGCCCAGCCAGGCCCTTGATACATCGCTTGTTTTTTTAATTGTTGGATATTAGCTTTTTCCTCTTCTGTTTTAGCTTGTACTTCTAACTGTCTTGCTTGTTTTCTAGCTTCACGTTCTTCTTCTGACGATCCTGTTATGAAGTCTACAAAATCTTTAATCTTTGCAGCTAAATCTTCTAAATATTCACCATCAACAAAATCTGTAAATGCTTCTTTAGCTCGTTCTAATGCTTGGTTAAATTTTTCTTGGGCGGTTGTTGATTTTTCTGCTTGTTCTAATGATTTGCCACTTAATATACCTTGTTCAAGAGCTGCTACTTTATTTTGAAGGTTAATATCTTCACTTACACGAGCCCTTTCACGTAAATTTTTAAGTGTTTCTCCACCAACTTTATTAAGTACTTTTTGTTTATATAACATATCAGCCATCTCTTCAGCACTCATTCCTAATGAACCAGCTATAGCTTCTTGTTGTATAACATTCATTTTTGCAAATTTCTCTTGAGTAATACCTTGTTTAGATATTTCCTGAGTTAGTCCTGCTATATCATGATTTAAAGCGTACGCTCTAGCTCTTTCTAAATTTAAATCTCTACCTGTAAGTAATTCGGCCTCTAGTTCAGATGAAATTGATTGTTCAAAATTAAGTAATGACTTACCTATTTTACTAACTTGATCTAATGTTAATCCTAATTTTTTAGCTTCTAATGTTGTTTTAACTAATGATCCTAAATTACCATTAAAATTTATTTGTATTAATTTGCTAGTTTTAGCTATATCAGCAAATACTTTTTTACCTGCAGTAAGGAGTTTATTTTGATTAGCAAAAGCAGCTATTTGGTCATACACTATATCTTTACCTTTATCCGCTTCAATATTACTAGCCACAAAAGCTTCTTGTACACCAAACGCTTCTTCTTTAGATAAATCAAGATTTTTAGTTAAAATGATTTGAGTTTCAATCATTTCATTTGTAGCAGATGTAACAAAATCTGTTAATTCAATCAAATCAGTATATGCTTCTGTTACATCTTTAGTTGTGTTATAAATAGAATCCATCTCAAGTTTGGTATCTTTGAGACTATTATATACACCTCTAGCTTCATCTTTAGTCAACATCATTCCTTTAGCTAACTTAGTGACTCGTTCATCAGCTGCAAACATAGCATCTTTAATAAATTGAGCAACTTTTGCTATGAGTTGTAGTAAAGCACCTATCCATCCTCCACCTTTAAAAAAACCACTAATCCCTCCTGCTATTTCTCCACCAAACGCTTTAGCTCCTGCTCCAAAAGCACTTCCTCCTCCAGTTGTTGCTTTTCTAAGAGCAGCGGCGGCTTCTTTACCTCTTAAACTTCCAGTTATGTCTGTTAATCCTAATGCTTCTAGTCTTTTCTTAGTTAGTCCTGATCCTGTTTGTAATTGATAATTAGTTAATCCTGATTGAGATATTCTATTCTTAGCTTCTCTAACATCTGCATTTCTTAGTACTTGTTTTCTTGATGCTTCCGCTGCGGCTTCAAATGGAGAAGCGAATGCTCTTAATCCACGTACATCTTTAACAAATTCAGCCATTTTAGAAAAGAATATAGTTCTTTTATCTAAAGCAGCTGCCGATTGTGCTAAATTTTTATATTCATAAGCTAACATTTTAGCTTGATCTTTTGCTTCTCCTAAAAGATAAACACGTCTATCAATTAAAGCATTAAGTTTAGTTTCTCCATTTACTTTACTATTAAGCAGTTCATTAATTTTTATATCTAAAGCTCTAGCAGCATTTCTAGCTTCATTTTGAGCTTTAAGAGCCGCTGTTGTTCCTTTAGAAGATAAAAGAGATTTACCTTGAGTATCTAAAATTCTTCGAGATAAACTACTTATTGTATTAAAAGACGACTCCCAATCTGTTAATGGACCTCCAGCTTTTATTAATTCTTTATTTAAATCTTGAGTTTGCTGTCTTATTTCCTTAATAGCATCCCCAATGTTAGATACCCTCCGGGTTGTTTCTTCGTCAAATCCTTTAAAATTGTCAGCCATATTAAATTGTATATGTAATAAATATTAAAAGGCATCATTTTTTACGTGATGCCTTTGTTACATAGGTTGGTGGTTGTATTTTTTTATTTTTGGATGCTTCAATTTTTGCCTCACTGCTTGTCCAACTACCATCTACATCTTTAGGTTTAGAATTATCATGCCATTCCTTAATCTTATTAAATGTAAAATTGCGTAACCATATAGGCATATTATATACTGTGTTATGATCATACCCACCATTTCCATGAAATACTATTTCATGGATCTGTATAAACACATTCATCCTATGTTGAGGTGCTATTTTAGAGGTCAGGCCAAAAAAAGCTAAGACTAATTGGAATGTCGATGCTCTCCTCTACACCATTTACCTTTACAGTTGTTGATAAATTAACATCTGGAGAAACATCTTTCATATACTTTCGTAATGCTCTTGAATCTTGGGCTAGTATCTGTTCTGCAAATAAACGTATATTGTTTTTATCTGTGTCACCTTCTACTGATACAATTTGATGTTTTAAGCGAGTAGTTATTTCCGATGATGATTCTTTATTAAGTTTTTTCATACTATCAATTTCTTGATCTATGAGTTTATTATCTTTATCACTTAATAGTTTAAATTCTACTTTAGTTCCAGTTGCTGGTAATGTAAACATAAAAGTACCTTTAGGAGTAACTTTAGTTTCATCAAATGGTTTATTATCTAGTTTAGATAAATCTACAGTATACTCAACATCATCGTAAGTAAACGTGTAATCTTTACCATAACCCAAGATGCGGGAAGATATGAGTAACGCGTTTTTATCGCCTGTTATTAATTCTTCAATGTCGAATTTTCCCATAACTAATGAATTAAGAAGTTTGTCTAGTACAACACCACTTTTAATATAGTTTTGGTTTGTTAAAATGTCTTCTTCTTTAGCTGTCATGTATTTCATTTCAACCTTACCACTACGGAGTGGATGACTTGCTGGGTATACTATTCCTTTTGAGGGTAGTGTTACTGTTTCTGTTGGGAACCTATTTTCTTCCATAAATTGTATTTTATTATAACGTTATTGTTGTATATAAATATATGATAAAATAAGAAAACCCACATTTCTGTGGGTATTCTTTAATCTTAAATATAAAGGATTGTTAGAAATTCAATACACAATAATCAGGCTGAACAGTCATTGAGATATTTTGAGCCGTTGATTCATTATCCCAACTGTATTCACCAAAATTAACATCAGAGATAATACATCCTTTCAATATCCATTCACTTACAATATCACCAACTGGGCCTAAGATATCAAGTGTTAGATCTTTCTTATAGAAATCAGAATAACCATCTCTACCTGTTACAGATTCATGATGTAAACGTACCCATTCCATTACAGCTTGGGCACCAGATGGAGTGATAGGATCAAATAGTGTAAATGAAATTGTACCCCATTTTGATTTTCCTTTTACAAAACGCTGCACATTAATGTGATTTAAGGCTATTGTGTCTTGAGTTAGTGTCACTGCACCTACTCCTTTAAGAATATATGATGGGATACCATCAATATACATGATAAAGCGATTTTGCTGTTTGGGTTCAAACGCGGTGAAAAATATTTCGTTTGGATCTAGTACTGCCATTGTTTATGTTTTATTTTTTATTATAAATATTGGTGGTTTAAAGAGGTAACAACTTCCCCATTAAGCTGGGAAAGTTGCACCGGTTGGAAGGATGTTAAAGTCTAAGTATATGAATTCAGCAGTTTTGGTTGGTTGAATATATATCTGACCTACTAATTGGTTTCTATCGATTACATCAGGTGTGTTGTTTGAATCATCCATGATTACTCTAAACGCATACAAACCTTGTCTTTGTTGTACTGATGCTAAGTATGGATTTACTTGACTTAAGAATTGGTTTCTTGTTGCGATTGAGTTTTGTTCAAACACTAAGTTTTGAGCAACTTGAGAAATGTATGATTTAAGAGCAATTAATAAACGACGTACATTTATACGATCAAGAGCTGATGCCTTTGTTTGTAATGTTTTTTGTCCATATACTACTGTTCCTTGTCCAGGGAATGTAGCGATTGGGTTTACTTTACCACTATATAATGTATCTCTTTGAGATTGATTTAATTTCCACTCAGCACGTATTACATTACTTAATCCGCCTCTGTTTATACCAGCTGGGGCAAACCAAGGTTCTGATACACTGTCGTTGTATGCGTACACACCACCAATCATTGTTGACGCTGGTACCCAAACATTTTTACCTAAATTAGGATCAACTGTTTGAACCCAAGGCCAATATGAAGTGGCGTATGATGTATTTCTAGAAGCAGCAGCAGATGTTACGGTTGATATTGCTGTTGTACCGTATGGTACTAAATCTACTACATAAATGCTATCACCTCTATTTTGAGTATTATTTATAGCGGTTGTTATTTGTGATGTTCCTAAAGCAGCTTCACTTGAAAATAAACCAGGAGTTAATAATACATTAAATCTATAATCATCTTGATTTGCTAATAAACTAATCATATTATTATAATCACTACCTGTAAGACCTTGTGTGTTACTAACACCAGATGTTATATTACTATAATAATTAGCTCCTGCACCGAACAAATCACCAACTGCTGCTCCAAAAGTACCACTAGCATTTGTTGGAATTGAAGCAGCATATGATGCTACTGGGTTACCGTTATTGTTAAAATAATTTGGTGTGGGGTATAAAATTGAAGATACACCTACATAAGCACTTCTATTTGGATATGTACCAGTTACATCAATTTGATTAGTGACTGAGTTGTAGCTAGTAACGTAATCACCTATTACAGCTGCTATATAATTTGGAGCAAATGGGTCAAGTGACAAATTAGTCCATGTTTCTAATACAGTTTGATTATTAGTAGTATCATTACCTCTGCGAATTAATAAATCAAATGTTCCTGAACTTGTGTTTGCATTTACAATTTGCCATCTCACATTATCTGCTGAACCACTAGGTAATGCTCCCGCTGAGTCTTCAGTACTAGTGCTATTCATGATAGTACCTTTGGAAAGTGTTCTTAACGTAAAGGTATTACTTCCTACTCCATTTACACCACCACCTAAAGTAGCTTGTGTTGAGAAATTAGTACTAGATCCTGAACTAAATATAATACCATTTAAAGCTGAACTAGAAACAGATGATGAAATAATTAAATTAGGAGTTGCATCTGAAGAAGTAACAAAATTAAAAGTATTAGTACCACTAGGTCCTAAAACACTGTTTAATTTAGTTTTTAAATTATTTACTGAAGATGAAATAAAAGGTCCAGCAGCCCCACTACCAGACGCGAAATAATATAGTTTACCATCAACATCATCAGCAGGAGTTCCTGATGTAGTAGTGACTATAAACCTAAAAAGTGAGCCATCAGATCCTGTAATCCTAAACTCATTATTATTTGCAAAACTAGAGGCTTGCCATGCTGTACTAGATACACTAGCAGTAGCAAAAGCGCCAGGTGTAGATGGAACATTATTTAAAATATTACTACTTGTGGCAGATGTAAATGTTCCACTTACTACTCTTGATACTAATAGTGTTTCACCACCATTGTTAAAGTAGTTATATGCTGCTATTGATGTAAAGTAAGTGTATGCTTGTCCTCCACTATTAAATGTAGTACCAAATTTTGCTTGGTAATCACTGTATGATGTTACAATAGTAGGAATTTCTACAGGACCTTTAACTGTAGGTCCAATAAGAGCAGCCCCAACAGTAATAGGGCCTTGGGAAATAAACGACTGGTCGTTTTCTGTTGCGAGTACGCCGGGAGATATTAAAGTTTCTGCCATGTTCTATATGATTTATGTTTTATTATAAATATTGCAAAACTGGTCAAGAACCTAGGAAGAACTTGTAAATTCTCCTTTTTCTATGTTTATGGTACCATCACCATATTTTTCTTGTAACATCTTTCCTAACTCAATTTCTTTTTGTTTTAAGACAGCAAGTCTTGATATGAGTTGGGATTTCTGTTGTTCTAAATCCTGGATGTTGTATTCTATTACACCAAATTGGTCAGTTAGGGTTAGTCTTTCTTGTTGTACGTCTTTAACTTGTTGTAATTCTTCTTGTTCTAAAACTTTAGTTTCCATAATATATTTTTGTTATAAATATTGTATTATTTAGTTAAAACATTTTTATTTAGTGTTTTAAGCTATTTGTTGAATAATAAATTGAGTATTTAAATCTGCTCTAATTGTTTCCCCGGATAATGCTGTGTTATTATTTGTACATCTAATTTTAATGTCTGTATTGGAACCAGGTGCATATATAAATTCTAAAGTTCCATCACTAATATTATTAGTTGCATTAGATGATTGTATTATTTCAGTAGTGGGACCTATTTGAACATTTGCACTAGTATAACATGAAAATTGTAAATTATATGAAGCAGCAGCACCCCATGCTAAACGAGCAGTAACTCTATAAACTTTACCTCCTGTTAATGAAGCAACACCAGTTGATGTATTAAACGATATTCCTTTTGAAACAGAAACATTATTGAATATAATATCTGTATTTGCCCAAGCTGATCCCACTGTTTGAGAACTTCCACTTCTAGTAGCATATAAATAATCATTTGGTAATCCCGAATATGCAGATGCTGTTACTGCTCCTACAAATTGTGTATTACCTGTTTGTAAATCTGTTATAATATACGCAATTGTACTTCCTCCAGTATTAGTACCTTTAAGTAATCTAAATTGGTTTTGATAAGTATCCAACATTGAAGCTGAAGAATATAATCCTCCAGATGCTGCTAATAATATTTGGCCTCCTTCTCCTGCCCCTGATGTAGGTATTGGTGGATATATATTTAATGTATTTTCAGTAGATGGAGTGCTAGTAACATTACCAATAGTCACATTTTGGTTCAATGTATTAACATATGAAGCTGTTCTAGCCGTAGTAGAGTTTGTAGCGTTAACTGCGTTTGTTGCCCAAGATGCTGTACCAAATAATGACCCAGTAAAACCTAAACTTGCTGATATGGCTCCCGGTGTACTAATTTTATCTCGAACTGACCAATCTAAATTAGTATTTCCTGTTGAATCTTTTAAGGTTCTTCTATTCCAATCAATACTAGTTACTAAAGATGGGTCTATTAAAAGTCTATTATCCCATTCAATACTTTTACCTCCTTCTGATGTGTCATATAATGTTCTTTCACCCCATGTTAATGAAGTTATATTTGAATTATCATATAAAACGTTATTTTCCCAATTTACTGTATTTATGTTACTAGAATTGTATAATTGTCTAGTAGATGTATCTAAACTTTGAGATACACTCAATGAACCAGTTATACCTAATGAACCAGTAATTAAGGCTGAACCTGTGTATGGAAATGCGTTTCCGCCTCCAGACCCAGTGGCTACAGTCACATCAAATGTACTGTTATCTCCTTTAGTAAAAGTAATTACATTATTTACTGCTGATGCGGTAACTACAGCATTTGGAGTATAGGATGCTGTATCAGCGTATGATGCACTATCAGATGTACCTCCACCTCCTGCTGTACCTAATTTATCTTGTAGATAATAGGATACAAGAGGAAACTCTTGAACAGGTACTTGATCTAAAAATGGATTTCTAGGCATATATTCAGTTAAACATCAATAGCATCAGAAAAGTCTGATGTTGTCTTAATATAAATATAAGACTGTTTAACTGGGTTTGTGCTGTTATCTAATTCTTCTGGAGAAAAGTAGGTATCAAATGATTCTGCTGTTATTATGAATTGTTTTATATCTAATGCTTTTTTACCATCTAATCTAGCTTGTTGATTAAAATATCCATATAATGTTACTGAACCGAATTTACGTTCATAGTCCAATAATGTTTTAGTTACTCTCCAATAAGAAGCAGATGCTCCTGATGAATGTTGTATTGATTTTTGTAGTGCCATTTTATATATTTTTGTTATAAATATTTACATAATAAATTGAATTGGATATATCCACTCAATATTGTTATTCACAATAATAAGCATTTCTTGTTCATCATAAGGACCTTCAAAAAAAGTTAGATTATCTAAAAAACTAAGCGTTTTTGATGGACTTGTATGTATAATTGTCTTTTCCTTGTTTATAGATAATCTCAGAGTTTCTGCAGATGTTTCTTCTATGACACCAAAATCCACTTGGCTTAATTCAGATGTTTTTATTATGTAGTATGATTTTTCCATTATCCTATCCCAAATCGTTGTTTTTGTGCATTAAAATTTTGGCTAACTTCAGCAGTTGATAAAGCTCTGTTGTACAATCGTAGTGTGCTTATTCTTGTATTTGTGAATACAGAAGGTGATAAAGATGGACGAGCTGCTATTCTGTAAGGAGCTGTTGTTTGTGACGATGTAAAGGCAGCTGCTGTTGCTCCTTTAAAAACTCCATTTCTATAAAAACTCATTGAAACACCAGTATACGTTAAGACCAGATGTTGCCAGTTATTATAGTAACTGCTAGTTGGAACTAATTCGTTGACATTTGTACTCACTGCTCCACCCAATCTTTCACAATACACAAAAGCACTTCCTGATGATGCAGGTACATTGGCTGTATTCTGAGTGTAGGATATATCCCACCCATGGTTACCTCCAACTGCTGAATCATATCGTCCAAATATTACAAAATAACTTTGTCCATTAGCCATTGGTTGTGGGTATACCCATACTTCTGCTGTGTAAGAAGAAGTACCGTTAAAGGCATAAGTAGTATTGTAAGGTATTAAACCACTCTGGTTTACACCATTAAAACCTAAATATCCACCAAACGAGCTGCTATAAGCTGGAGTGTTTACCAACGACATTGTTGGCATTGTATTGGAAACTAAGTTATTAACAAAGGTGTTTGTTGTATTGTAGGATGTTCGATCTGATGAATCTAAATGTAGGACTAGACCATCTGATACAATGTTAGGACTTTGATATGAAAACGCTGCGAACATATTATATAAAATTCTTTAAGCTTGTTCCGTACAATGTTGTAGAATCAAAAGTTATAAAAGATACAATATCTGTCACAGATGATGTAGCAGATGCTGTGTAAGGTAATCCATTTGGAAATTTAAACTGAGA